GGCAACAACAGACAAGGCAACAACTCGGTGGCCATTGGCAATTCAGCCGGAGCCGGTGGCAGTGTCTCAACCAACTATGTTTCGGGTGCAGAATCTCCATCTACCACCCTGGTAGTTGTCAGTACCACTGGCATTGGACCAGGCATGATCATAAGCGGTACTGGATTCTTTGGAAACATTACTGTGGTCACTGTGACCAACTCAACAACATTAGAAATATCAGCGTCAGCTGGTTTTACCCCAAGTGGAACATTGACCTTTACCGGCAATCAGGGTGCAAATGCTGTGGCCATTGGCCAAAGTGCTGGATCAACCAATCAAGGCACTGGTGCAGTAGCCATTGGAGCAAGAGCCGGTTTGACAAACCAAGGCAACAACTCAATCATCCTGAACGCCACTGGTGCCAATCTGGATCAAACCACTGCCAACACATTCACGGTGGCACCAATCCGCAATGACGTGGCCAATATTGGTCAGGTTGTATTCTACAATACCACCAGCAAAGAAATCACTTATGGCAATACCATAAGTGTAACTGGCAACATCACTGGCGGCAATGCAGTGTTCACTGGAAACTTGAGTGTAGCAGGCAATGTAACCTACATCAGCAGTAATGTGGTCACGATCAACGACCTAGCAATCAACTTGGCCAACAATGCTGCCAACATAAGTTTAATCAATGGTGGTGGCATTGAATTAGGACCACAAGGCGCACCATATGTGACTTTTCTTTACAATACGTCAGCCAACACATTCACTTCAAATGTTGGATTGAGTGCTGTGGGCAATATCACTGGTGGCAACTTATTAACGGCAGGATTGATTAGTGCCACAGGTAACATCACAGGTGGCAACTTAAATACTGGTGCTCAAGTGGTGGCAACTGGTAATATTACAGGTGGCAACTTGATCACTGCTGGATTGGTTAGTGCCACTGGTAACGTAAGTGGTGGCAACATTATTACAACTGGCAACGTAACTGGCAACACAGCTGGTTTTGCCATTGGCTACAGAGATATTCCACAAGTGAGTCTTGCTAGCAACGTCACAACTGCGTTGACTGACGCTGGCAAGCACTATTACTCAACCAGTGCATCAAACTTGTCTTTGACCATAGCCAATAATACATCAGTATCATGGCCAGTGGGCACTGCAATCAGCGTGGTGAACCGTGGTACCGCTAACATAACCATAGCACAAGGCACAGGAGTAAGTCTTTACCTAGCAGGCAACGCCACTTCTGGCAACAGAACAGTGACCACATACGGTATGGCCACAGTGATGAATGTGGCAGCCAATATCTGGATGATCAACGGAACAGTGGTATGAGCGGCATAATGCAGTCAGCTCTGGGCAACTGGAAGGTGTCCTCTGCAGTCACCCCACCTGTATTGGTATATGATCTAGATGCAGCCAACTACGCGGCCATGCCCGCCAATGGATCTACTGTAGCTGGCACAGGTGCATTTCCTATCACAGTGGCCAATGCTGGCGCCAGTATCTCCTGGCAAGCAGACAACGGTGGATTATTTAGAAAAAGCAACTCTACAGGTACTGATGTCATGTACGGTGGGCCCAACTGGGTCACAGGGCAAAGTTATAGTGTATTCATGGCCTACAGACGCATAGCCACATCACCTGGACGATTGCTGAACACACAAAGCGAAGCATCAAAAGACTGGCTCATGGGCCTGTACAACGGCCATCCCAACACATTCTATCCCAATTTCGCAGTAAACTTGCCGTCATCTGGTGCTGATCTTGTGTGGCGGTTTGGCTGGGCTACTTGGAATACTACAACAAGTCTGGGTCAACTGTACACCGCAACAAGTGCTCAACCAACTGGCACATCGTTCACAGGTACTAATGCGGGAGGCGGCGGCTTTAATCAGTTGCGAATGTTCAGCAGATCGTCAGGTTCAGAAGTGCAAACTGCTGACATAGGATTTGTCAAAGCATACGACGGTGTGCTAACATTGGCCGATGTACAGTCCTTGTATGCCACTTACAAAGCAAGATTTGGTTACTGATTCTGCCCTTGACAAGTCAGCCGGTCAGATAATATAGTTCAACAACCTGGCCAGTTGTTGTTGTGGCATATTAAACTTTGAACCACGAAAGATATTGAGCAACTTTTTTAGTAACCGTGGCCCAATCTCCACGACTGGGCTGTCTAAACAGTCTAGCACCAGAATACCAAGGACTTGAATCACGATCGGTCAGCCAACGCCAATCTGTAGCATAGGCATTCAGCATGATCCAGGTAGGACGCCCTAGTGCACAAGCCAAGTGACTCACAGCAGTGTCCACGCCCACTACCACATCCAGGTTCTGTATCAGTGCCGCAGTATCAGCAAAACTGTGAACACTGCCTGGATAACGGGTAACGCCTGCAGCAGCCAATTCAGCTTCTTGCTCATCACCGGCATCCACTTGTAGATTGATCCATTCGTATTCGGGTGTGGATTTTATCAGGTCCAGCATGGTCTCAAACGGCACTGCCTTGTGTTGATTCAGCCATGAGTCAGAACGACCACTCCAGCAAAATCCCACCCGCATGCGAGTTTTTGGGCCCAGTCGCTGTTGCCAGGCTCGCACTGCCGCAGGATCAGCATTGAGATAACTTTGTACTCGGGGTAATGTGTCCAGAGTAATACCCAGGATGCCAGGTATGCTCATGATGGGCACCCAGTAATCAAACTCGCCCATGTCATCAGTATACCTGCCTACCTGACTGATAATACCTCCCAGACTCAGCAGCGGCACTAGACCGTCTGTGACCTGCAGTTTGACTCGAGCCCCTTGAGCATGTAGATTCCAGAGAAAACGCACAAACTGTATGTTGTCTCCGTGGCCTTGCTCACCCACAACCAGTATGGTACGGCCTGTCAACTCTTCACCGTGCCAGCGGGGCTGGGCAAATTTGGGCTCAGTGCCGGCCAGATGCTCATAGTCCCAGCGGGCTTCGTAGGCAGGCCAGCCCTGTGCATAATCGCCTTTTAGCAAATAGGTCACTGCCAGGTTAAATCTTGTGGTAATGTTTTTGGGATCCAACACAGCCGCATGCTGTAAAAACGGGATAGCACGAGCAGGATGTCCCAGTTCTCGCATGACATTGCCGTAGTTGTTGAAGGCCGCAGCCGAATCAGGATCTGCCACAAATGCCTGTGCATAGCAGGCCAAGGCCTGTTCTGGTTCTTGTTGTGCTCTTAGTTGGTTGCCTTGTTCGATCAGTTCGTTGGAATTCATGCAGTATTTAAGGGGCACAGGCTGCAGTCTAGACATTTCTGCTAAATACCTAGTCCGTAATTGTGCGGCTTATGCTGAGCGTAACACCCACAGCGTAGCGGCTAGAACCCGCAGACTTATTACAAGGAAACAAACAAATGGGTCGTCCTCTAAAAATTCAAAAAACATCTACTGGATCAGGCAATGGTGGCGCAAGCGTCAGCGTTGACCTTGCTTATCCAAATTTCAACAGTTTGACCAACCCTGTGGTCAATACCGCAGATACCTTAAGCGGCACACAGTTCTTGGGTGTGGTTGGTGGTGCATCTCCAACTGATACTCCCAGTGCAACATTCCCCCGCATTGAGGTAATTGTAAACATTGCCAACCCCAGCGGTACAGGTATTGGTTCTGCTGCTGGTTATGTGATCCGTCAAAAAGGTTCACGCAAGTATCTAGTGGGCGATACCACTGGTGTCAGCGCTGGCAGTTTTTTGGTGGGTCAGGCTTATCAAGTCACGGCACTAGGCGATACCAACTGGGTGAGCATTGGTGCAGAAGCTGACATTGGTGTAGGCGGTATTTTTACTGCTACTGGAGTAGGTTCTGGTACTGGCACAGCCAACTCAGTTGGCGTCTGTGTGTTGGACAACGATGTTACACCAGCTGCTGGTTTGATGGCAATCACATACACCAACGGTGATTCTACAGCTACCCCAATCAGCAAATTGACCAACAAATTCTTGTTGGACTTTACAGGTGGTTCAGGATTTACTCAAGCTGAAGTGACCAACGATGTTCGTTTTGCTGCCAACTTCTTCACAGACGAAGGTACTGTGATCAAGTCTGGTACAACTGCTGTTGCCAACGTTACTGGTCAACAAAATCTGCTTGACTTGGCCATTGTGGACAACGTTACTTCTTAATTTATTAAGACTCAGAATCCTCTCAGCTACATACTGAGAGGATTTTTTTATGACCATAGCATTTGTACTGGGCAACGGCATCAGCCGACAAGTCATTGATCTTGATGTTTTGACACCATTGGGCACCACCTACGGCTGTAACGCATTGTCAAGAGAGTTCTCACCACATGTGCTGATCAGCACAGATACCCCTATTAGCCGACACATACAAGAATCTGGTTACAGTCAACAACATGTGCACTACACCCGCAAACCCTTGCCCGACCTGGGCGCTCGTAAAATACCACAAAAATACTATGGATTCAGTTCTGGCCCCGTGGCCACAGCAATTGCTGCCTTGGATCAGCATCACCGAGTGTATCTGATTGGATTTGACATGGGTCCTACCACCACAGGGCAATTTAACAACATGTATGCCGGCACGGAATTCTACAAAAAACCCTCGGCCACACCCACATACACTGGAAATTGGGTGCGTCAATTGATCACAATTGCTCGTGATTTTCCACGGGCAGAATTTGTGCGTGTGCAAGGCACAACCACAGCCAGCATACCTGAACTTACCAATATCTCAAACTTGTTGCACATGCCTCAGGCAGACTTTATCGACCGCATAAATAACAC